CACGAGGTCAAGGTTCTCAAGAACTTTCCGTTTGTAGAGAACGAAGCAACGCGTTACGGTACAGAGTTTCACAAGGCAGCAGAAGATTACATCAAGGACGGTACACCCATACCACCACAGTTCTTGTTTGCTAAAGATATGCTAGACGCTTTGATTGCCAAGCCTGGTCGCAAGTTGTGTGAGCAACAGATGGCGCTGACTGCGGACTTAAAGCCTTGCGGTTGGAGAGACAAAGACACATGGGTACGTGGTATTGCTGACCTGCTTATACTCGACGATGACAACTTAACTGCTTGGGTCGTGGACTATAAGACAGGCAACAACAAGTACCCAGATCGTGAGCAACTCAAGCTCATGTCGATCATGGTGTTTGCTCACCATCCGCATATTCGCAAGATCAATTCAGCATTACTCTTTGTAGTAAAAGACGACATGGTCAAGATCAGTATGACCTATGACCAAGCAGAGGGCGAGTGGTGGCAGTACCGCCAACGCGTTGCCCGTATCGAGCAAGCCCACGCCACAGATGTATGGAACCCCAAGCCATCACCGCTGTGTCCGTGGTGTCCTGTAAAAACGTGTGAACACAACCCCAAACATTAGGAGTAAATCATGGCTAAGTCTAGTCCAGAAAAGTTAGCGTACAACACCAAGTACGAATCAAGTCCGGCTCAAGTTAAGAAACGCGAGGAACGTAACCGAGCAAGAGCGTTAGAGATGAAGGCAGGGAAGGTTAAGAAGGGAGACAACAAGGAAGTCGATCACATCAAGATGCTTGATGCAGGCGGTAAGAATGTAAAGAAGAACTTGCGTGTAGTACCTGAGAAGGTCAATAGAAGTTGGAGAGATGAGCACGGCAAGCAGTACGGTAAGAATAAATAAAAGAGAGAGCAAATGCAAATAGTAGAAGACAAAGCGCTGGTCTTTCGTACGCGAAACCCAGCCAAGTACAGCATCATCCCTAAACATAAGATACTCAGCGAGGACAAAGGCACGTACGAGATTGCTGTGTACTGGGGACTAGACGAAGCCAGAGTTTTAAAGAACCTTGGTGTAAAGAGTGTGCCCTCACCGATTGAGCGCAAATACAATTGGCCTGGTCGTTTCAAACCAATGGCACACCAGATCGAGACGTCTGCTTTTCTTACACTACACAAGCGTGCGTTTGTATTCTCTGAACCGGGTACAGGCAAGACACTATCAGCGCTGTGGGCTGCCGACTATTTGATGAAGCGTGGTGAGGTCAGGCGTTGCTTAATTCTTTGCCCCTTGTCGATCATGCAGTCTGCGTGGCTTAGTGATATGAACAACAGTATCATTCATCGCTCTGCCATTGTTGCGCACCATGCCCAGGCTACCCGAAGAATTGAGATGATTCAACAAGGCTATGAGTTTGTGATTACAAACTACGAGGGCTTGAATCTTATTGCCGAAGAAGTTAATAGCAACGGCAAGTTTGACTTGGTTATTGTGGATGAGGCTAACGCATACAAGTCTGTGACCACCAAAAGATGGAAGTCTTTAAAGTCCATCATCAAACCCAACACACACCTATGGATGATGACAGGCACACCTGCATCGCAGTCACCTGTTGATGCCTACGGTCTTGCCAAGCTCGTTAATCCAACCAACGTACCTATGTTCTTTACAGGATGGAGAGACAAGGTCATGAACAAAGTCACCATGTACAAGTGGGCGCCCAAGGCAGAAGCTAAACAGTTGGTGCACGAAGCACTACAACCTGCGATCAGGTTCACTAAAGACCAATGTCTTGACTTGCCACCTGTACTGACCATGACACGCGAAGTCCCACTCACGCCTCAACAAGCCAAGTACTACAACCTACTCAAAGAGCAGATGCTTGTGCAAGCAGCAGGGGAGACCATCAGCGCAGTCAATGCGGCAGCAAGTGTCAGCAAGCTACTTCAAATCAGTTGTGGTGCAGCCTATACGGACGACAAGGAAGTCATCGAGTTTGACTCAGCGCCAAGGCTCAACGTGCTAGAAGAAATACTAGAAGAGACAGATCGCAAAGTCATTATCTTTGCAATGTTCAGGTCAACCATCGACACGATCTACAACCACTTACTCAAGCGCAACATCACGGCTGAGTACATCAACGGTACAGTTACCCCACCAAAACGCTCGGACATTATTAGGAGATTCCAGAATGAGGAAAACCCTAGGGTCTTAGTCATGCAGCCTCAAGCAACTGCACACGGTATCACGTTGACAAGAGCCGACACAGTAGTGTTTTATGGACCGCTTATGAGCGTGGAACAATACACGCAAGCTATTGCAAGGGCTGATCGCAAGGGGCAGGACTCTGACAAAGTAACCGTGATTCATATCCAAGGTAGTCCCATCGAGAAGAAGATGTTCAAGGCTTTGGAATCTAAAGTGAGTGATAACTTACTTATTACCCAGATGTTTGAGAATGAAATAATTATTGACAAGGAGGTGAAATAAACAAAAAACGTGTGTAGAATGTCTAACGCTTGACAACAAAACATAAGGAGAAAGCAATGGATGACCAAGCAACTGAGACGGTTCCAATCGACAGATTGGTAAAAATTTATCGCAAGATTAAAGAGAAGATTGATACTCTTACCCAAGAGTACGACACGCAGATTGAGACTCTCAAAGCACAGCAAGACGAGATCAAGTTTGCGCTCAAAGATATGATGAAGGCTGACGGCACGACATCATTGAAGACGACCTTTGGTACGGTCAGTCTGATGACCAAGACGCGTTATTCAACCAACGACTGGGATTCGTTCAAACGATTTATCGTAGAACACGACGCAGTTGATTTGTTGGAGAAGCGTGTGGCTCAGACAAACATGGGTCAGTTCCTCCAAGAAAATCCTGGTGTCGTACCACCAGGCTTGAACTCCATGACGGAGTTTGAGATTCGCATCACTAAACCATCTAAATGAAAGTAACGAAAACTATGTCTAACATAACGACCTTTAACGCTTCGCAAGTACCCGCATTCGCACAAACTGGTGAACTATCTGACACCGCAAAAGCCCTCATCGGTGGAGCGCTCGGTAGCACAACTAAACGTATTTCAATCAAAGGCGGTGTATTCCGCTTGGTCTCCGGTGGTAAGGAGATGGCTTCTATTGAAGACCGTCACCTCGATGTCATCATCGTCAAAGCTGCCCCTAAAGTGAGCCGAGTGTTCTACGCTGCCAAGTACGATGCTGAGAATGTAACTGGTCCAGACTGCTGGTCTAACGATGGTGAATTGCCTGATGCAAACGCTCAGAACAAACAAGCTGAGACATGTATGAGTTGCAAGAACAACGTTGCCGGGTCAGGTCAGGGTAATAGCCGGGCGTGTCGCTATCAACAACGCCTAGCCGTTGTGCTAGAGAACAACCCAAGTGGAGACATTCTCCAGTTGACTCTACCTGCTACATCCATCTTTGGTAAGGAAGACGGTGACAAGCGCCCCTTGCAAGCCTTTGTACGTCACTTGGCACTTGCATCCCCACCTGTGGATGTCGAGAAGATTGTGACTCGCATGAAGTTTGATATGAAGTCTGAGAGTCCCAAGCTCCTCTTTGCTCCTGTACGTTGGCTCACCGCTGAGGAGTACGAGATCACTAGAGAGCAAGGCGAGTCCAGAGAAGCATCAAGCGCAGTCAACATGACGGTCGCCCAAGCTGACGGTGTGAAAGCAAAGTCCGTTCCAGCCCTTGCAGGAAAACCCCCTGTAGTTGAGGACGAGGAGGATGAGATAATTGCTCCCCCACCCAAGGCTAAGAAAGCCAAAGCCGAACCCATTGCCGAAGCCGACGAGGAGCCAGAGATTCGCAAGGAGACAAAGGTAAGCGCTGTCCCTGCGAAGAAAAGCAAACTCGCTGACATCGTGTCCGATTGGGATGATGAGTAATTAAACAGGGGGGCATAAGCCCCCCATCAAAACAATGCCGTACTCAGACAAAATAGCAAACCTAGTAGCCCACGCTCCGCGTGGTCCTGGCAACACGCTAGGACGTTGGGCTATTCATCTCGACTTTCCTGTGACCAAGATCGCTTATGTACTTGGAGTTACTCGTCAAACCGTGTACAACTGGTTTGAGGGTAAGGACGTATTTGTGGCGTACCAAAACAGGGTAGAACTTTTAACAAAAATAATGTCAACCTCAAAGACGGCTGACGAAGCATGGAGAAGAATATGCAAGGAATACAACCTCGATCCCTCAGTAACTCGGAACTGATTCAGTACTCAGCCATGTTCATTGATTCCAATGAAGGCATGCCCCTCGCATGGCAACACGAACTGCTGCGCCGATACATCGCTCTTGCCCCAACAGAAACGCACCTGTACCCCCAAGAAGGTCAGCTCGATCTCTTTAAATAACCCGAAGGAATTTTTATGGAACCGCTTGATTTCATGGCGGCGGTTCTACCGCCACCGGGTAATGGACGGTATTGCGTTGTAGAACTGACTAAGAAGAAAGAACATGTATATGTTGATAATTTGGAGGAAGTACAAACCAAGCTAGACCTATGGAGAAAAAACGACTACGACATTTACTTTGCGCTCGGTACGTTTGGAGACAAGAATACGCGTGTGAGAGGTAACGTCCAAAACGTAAAGTGTATTGCCGTAGACGTTGACTGTAATCATCCCAAAGACCTGCCCGTCTTTGACGGTAAAGTCAAGCCCAAGGCGTATCCGTCTGCCCAATCAGCGGTGTCAGCAATCATGAATTTTTGTGATGAAGTTGGCTTAAGCGATTTAGGCAGCCCTTGGCTTGTGTCGTCTGGTGGCGGTGTGCATGCGTATTGGCCTTTAAAAGAAACCGTTTCAATTGAGGAGTGGGAACCTGTTGCCCAACAATTCAAGCGCTTGTGTTTCTTAAAGAAATTAGGCATTGACCAAACTGTAACCGCTGATGCGTCTCGTGTACTACGTGTTCCAAATACCATTAATACTGGTGTTAAAGGCGATAAGAAAGTAAGGGAAGTTACAAAGGTCAAGTTTAAAAACGAAGGAGATTACTTTGACATCGAAGACATTAAAGCACTTCTTACGAAGAACTTGGCGGGTACTGCGTATGAGATGGTCACGCCATCTGCAAAGCCGAGCACCTCGCTTGTAATACCCGGTACAGCACCTGTTGGTGCAACTACTGTAAAACTATTTGAGAACTCTGTTACACGCTTTAGCAGTATTATGAAACGTACTGTGGCTGGTACTGGATGCGCTCAACTAGAGTACTACGCTGAGAACGGAAGCGAAGACGGTATGGAGCCGTTGTGGAGAGGCATGCTCAGTATTGCGCAAAAGTGTGTTGATGCTGATAAAGCCGTAATATGGTTGTCCGACATACATCCGTATTCCCATGAGCGCATGCACCAAAAATTGTCGGAGATAAAAGGTCCATATCCATGTACCAAATTCGATAGTGAAAATCCTGGTGTATGCACAGGATGCCCACACTTTGGCAAGATTACAAACCCTCTTGCGTTAGGACGTGAGACAGCGGTCACGACTGCTGAAAAATTAGTTGAAATAAAGGAGGTGATAAACGGACAAGCCACAACAAAAAAGTACACAAGACCTGAGACACCCAGAGGCTACGCTTATGGTGAGCGTGGTGGAGTATTCATTGAAAAAGAAGATGAAGATGCGAACGGCAACAAGATTAAGAAACAAGTTATGTTGTTGCCCTATGACTTATTCCCTGTTGATATTTTGAACAACAAAGGCGAGCACACGGTTCACATGATTGCGATGCGTCCAACAGGACCACAGACCGTCACGCTCCCACAAAAGGCAGTTGTCAGCAAGGATGAAACCGTCAAGACTTTAGCAGCGCAAAACATTGTGAGTGCGTTTGGCTCAGGTAATGATAAGAACCTATCCGATTATGTAAGAGCATGCGTAGAAAAAATGAGCACAGAAAAAACACCTATTAGCGTACCGTCTAGCTACGGTTGGCAAGACGATGATTCCTTTGTCTTTGCAGGAAAGATTTATAAGAACAATGCCGAGCCTATACCCGTACCTATGGAGGGCTTGGAGAACATCACGGCTAATACACAGCCAACAGGCACGCTAGACAACTGGCGTAATTTCATTAACCTTTTAGTACGAAAGAAAATGTATGATCACTTGGCGATTATCCTTGCAGGTGCTAGTGCTCCTTTTATGCGTTTTACTGGTATCTATGGTCTTACGTACCATTGCGGATCGACTGAGTCAGGAACCGGAAAATCATTGGCGCTCGAGGGCGCGGCATCCATCTGGGGTCACCCTGTGCACTACAGAACCGGAAAAGGAACCTCACCGGTGAGGACGCCGTGGATCACGTCCATCTCACCAAGTTTCTCCCCAAGGAATACAAAGATCCGAAAGAGATCTTCTCCCGGATCGGGGATCCCGTTTTTCCCGATTGGGAGATCGATTTCCTGATCGGCTTCAGGGAGCTGAATTCGACCTTTGAGCGGACGCCCAGACTCTGCGAGGACCCCTTGCTCTGCGCGGGAGTCCTCTCCCGCAC